CTCCTCGCAGACTTTTAAATATTCCTCCGCTACTTCTTTATTCGCAATTACTATGTCGTCACCTAAAACTCTATACCCTCGGAAAATATCTGTTATGTTTTCTAAAGGGCAAATTCTCATATATGAGAATTGGACTATTAGATGATGGACAAGTGCCATGGAAGCCCAAGACGAAAGAGCTCCCATAGGTTGCCCACGCGTATAAGTTACATAATGTTTACCATCATGTTCAAAATATTCTTTTTTCTTAGGAACTCTATAAGGAAGACCGAATTCACGGTCGACTAATAGAGACATCCAAAGTTGACCGAAAGGTTTACCAAAGATTTCATTCAACACAACTATATATAGTTGTTGAGGAATTAGATCAGTGGCAGACTTAAGGTCATAAGAATAAAATTCTTCATAGCCTGAATCTTTTAAAGATTGTACGGCACCTTCTTGATTGAAGGTTCCATCCATTTCTTCAAAAGATTCAAGCATTTTAAATAAGACTTGGTGTAAGGGTAAGAGGGCCAACTGAGTCCAATAATCTACCATAGCAAAAACACGGATCTTTCCGGCAGCCTCATATTTTAAATGAAGCTGACCAAGAAAGGTCTTTTTAGTTTTATACATTAGTAGCTCATGGGGCGCAGTCGGTTGTGTAATAGTGAGAACCTCTTTATACAATTCTAGACATCTTTCGGCATTAACGTGGGTTAGGTAATTAAGAAGATGGTTAATTGGCTGGAACGTCCAATGTCTTGCCGCAACATGCGATAAGAGTATGGAGGAACCAGGACCAACACCACTTCCTGTTACCATAAGAGGGAAGACTTTCGGAACTAAATCTTTGATTGAAAATTTTCTTTTCCAATCTTGGATTAGTTTCGAGGTTCTAAGGAAGAGACCGAAAGACGAAAGATCTGAATAAAAAGGTTCAGAAGTGATGGAATCAAACTGAGGTTCTTTGTATTCATCAAGAAGGGAACGATAAATATTGGTGATAGATAACCATGCCCGTATCCATTTTGTGTTACGAGCTAGGAAAGCTTGTCTTACCTCTAAGGGTAACCAAAGAGGAAGACCACCTTTACTAAGTCGCATGGGACATCCTAACTCCCTAGGATTACAAGGAGAACCCGCGAGATAACACTCGAGAGCAAACTTTGTAACTTTGAGAAGAAGGATGTACCTGGATACCCCTTGATGTTTTACAATGTGACGTGAATAAGCCGAGAAATGACGCAGGGATGCATCAAATCCTTTTC